TCTGCTGCCAATACTTATTAACTCCTGCCTGATTGTCACGCATATACCCAACGTGCGTATCAGGGGCAGGGCATTTTATCTCCAAACCTCCCTCAGAGCCTATTAGCGAATCAGGTGAACAACCATAACTGAAGTTAGCGTCAACAATAAAGCCTACCTCCAGTGTATCGTTGCCAGAAATAAACTCATACGCCTCTCGCGCCTCTGGCTCAAGCAAATTACCACGCTCCATCCAAGGTGTCGTAAAAAACGGCTTTGAGCGACCTGTAAGGCGTTCTGCGATCAACTCATTGATATACCCATCAGCAGAGCTAGAAGGCTTCCCAGAGTTCGTTATAAGCCTAGAAAAGCAGCTTGCAGAGGGCTTGCCTAATCGCGCAGCAAGCCACTCCTCGGAACCCTGCTCATGGTCTAAAATAATCATTTCTTTTTAGCCTCAAGTGCAGCAACAGCGCGGTCGAATTGACTACTTAGTAAGTTATCAACTGTTTCGCATTTAAACGCTTTGCAGAACTTGTAATAATCGCTGTCTGTTTCAGTAATTAAGTCGTGGATAATCATGCCTTGCTCGAGGGTAATTACCTTTTTATCATCGCCGCGCAGCATTGCGGACTCTGCATCGTCCTCGGCTGTGGGTATTCCTGCGATTGACTGTAAAGCGTACCTGCGAGCATAGGAAATGCACGACCCCGAAGCCTGTGGATCTTTCTTCACTGTTGGCAGGGTGTATTCCATCTCAAGCCACTGACCAGATATGTGCATCAGACGGGTAGACACGCCAACACCGTTTTCGTTGCTAACTGGGAATTGGGTATAACTTAAACCGTTATCAGCAAAGGGCTGCTTGATCGCCTTGATTACCGATGTTAGATCGGCATAGCTTGATTTAAAGAAAGGATTGGAGCTGTCTTTAACAGCACCCCCCATCTGAGATTGTGCAGCACATAGTGCGCTGGCTAGTTCATTGATTGATTCGCTTGATTTCATTGTGACCTCCTACAGTCTCCAAATTCTATATCCGTTCATTTGCTTTCTAGTTGTTGCATTAATTCCAAGCCCTTGCATCGTCAAATAAAACGACTGGCACTTGCTAAATGAATTAAAAAAGATTGAATCTCCAGACTCCATTTGCAGCGCAACCTTTTGATTTTCTCCGCACCCTTTACTGCTTTTGTGCGGAACTAACTCGACACCTCTCTCAATTTCCACTTGCACCTCCTACAGTCATTTCTTTTGCATACTGCTCACCATAACCAACATAGTAAGCCTCTGATTGCCCGCTTAGGGCTTGATAACCTACAACGCAGTCATACTCACCGCGCTCCAGATCGTTTAACTCGTTGATTCCCATATTGCCTCCTACAGCAAATGCCCCCGAAGGGGCGGTTAAATTAAGCACTAATACTTGGCGACATTGAGTAGTTGCCCAGAGGCAAGAAAAACTCGCTGCCATCGTAGGTGTGAATTTTTGCTCGCTTGTTTTCGCCAGTGTGCGGGTGAATAAAAGTAACTGACTTAGCAGTCCTCTTAAGTATTTTTATCTCAAAAGTGCTGTCATAGCTGCAAATAAAACGCCCAGTGTAAGTTTTTCCGGCTTCCAAAGTTTTCATGTTGTAAATCCCGTTTCGTTGAATGAAGCAATAATATATCTGTTTCTCTTTACAGCGTCAAGCATTAGTTTACATTTATTTTACGATGGGCGAAAAAAAACCCCTCGAAAGGGGCTTTAGTCTTGTCGGGTAATTAGTAAGACCAGATGGCAGGACATGGGAATCCGTCATCCTCAGTACAAGCGTCTAAGTGTATGAATCTGCCAGAGCCTTTCTGCTGAATACCTATTCTCTGTATACCATGCTTCTGGGCCACTCTGATGATTTCTAAGGCGTTTTCTCCGCTAGCCAGTATATCTACCGCCTTACCATGCGTATGCGCCCCTTTGACCTCTTTTCTTGCCTCTATTGGGTGGTTTGGGCAGCGGTAAGCACTTGATATGGGAAAGCTGAACCCGCATTCCTCTCGAATGTCGTTTAGCTTTGCTAGAAACGTCAAATCAAACTCGATAGCGTTGCAGCCGCATTTGCAGGAAAGCTCTTTCTTTTTAAAATACCCTTCTTGCTTTTCTTCTTTCTTAGGGGATTTAGCCATCATTATTTCCTCATATTCATTAATTTGCTTGCGCCTTTAATGCCAAAGCTGGCAGATATGGCAACAAACAATAGATATTGATACCACTCGGGCAATTCGTTCAAGGCTGAGAATGCTTGCTTCACTCGATCAATTACAGTCATGTCTCCAACTACAATTGCATAGCCAACCATGAAAATTGGAATCGCCAGAACTATAGTCCAGAACTCGTCTTTCCAGCTTTGCCCTGAAGCGTCCGCCATCTTGGTTTCCCAGTCAGCGTCATTCTGTATCACGTTCATCTTGGCTTCGTGTTTAGCCTGCTTCTCTGCTGCCTTGTTCGACAAATATGTCTTGCCTAAATCGGCAACGGGGCCAAGAAGTGCTGTAAAGATGCTCACTGCAAGAATCTCTCAACAAGTGGAAGACCAAGAATAATCGGGTATAGCGCCATCAGGCGTTTATCCAATTTACTAAACTTTTCCTGTCCATCCGCAAGCTGCCTCTCGATGTTCTTATATCGAACCGCGCATTCTTTCTCATGGCCCTCAAGCCGCAATAATACCTCTCTCGCCGTTGCCATTATGAATTCCTTACCAGTATAGTTTCTATGAAAATTGAAACTTCATTTTCCCCACTTGAGCTTTTTGCCTCAAAAAGAAAATCGCTTTTTTCACCAATAACAAACGGGACTTGCCGGTCGAAACTTACCTGAGAAGTTGCAAATGTTGCTTCAGCAACTTTCAGAGTTCTACCAAGAGAGCTAGTTACCACATTTCTAAAAGTGATAAATTTGTTTGGGTTAGCGGTAGCAGACAAAACATCAATCCTGAAAAGATATAAAGAATGATTTTCAGGAACTGTATAGATTGCCGCTTGAGTAGTTCCAGAATCCGCTTCAATAAAACCGTAAACAGTGCCGCCATTTGAAATAGATATATTTCCGACATTTAATCCAGATAAAATAACTGCAGAATTTATGCGATAAAATGAAAGTGAAGTTTGAACTGCAACCGTACCTGTCAGCGTGACAGTTTCGGTAATAATTTGATGATTTATGTCGAGACCATTTATCAAAACCGACATCGTGTCTGAAGCCGATGTTGAGACTAGGCTCATAATCAAACCAGATGAAGGAAAAGTATAGCTTCCGCTGTTATTCCATATTGGTTCATAAACTCCGCCGATGTTCCGGTTGAAACCAAAAACATTAAGCGGCTTACTATCCCAAATGTTGCCTTTTGCTACATCGTGCAAAAAGTGGGTAGTTGGTCTAGCCTCATCAAATTGATACATATTTAATCCTCAGCTTCAGAGGACAGCAATTCTTCCTTCAACATACGGAAAAACGCTTCTTTTCCTACACTAAGCTGATCAAGGTTAAACTGAGTTGACCCGATCTTTCGATCCAGATCATGTAAATGACTTACGATTGCTTGTTGTTTTTCAGTCATATCTTCGTAGATATACTCTACATCATCGATCACGATAGGCGTTGTTTTTTTCTCGGCCATTTTCGTTTCCTCTTAAAGTTTGCTGGCAATTGCCATAGTTAGTTCATACAAAGTATAACCCATTATTGCTAAGGCGATTATAGCAGAAGTATTCCAAATAAACGCTTTTCGTCTACGCGCCTGGGCATACACAGTTTTCTCTCGCTGCTCTTTAATCTTGCGCCGTAAATCCACAAGCTCCTGATAGCCACCTTGCCCGTAGGTATAGAGCAATAGCTGCCTCAAGTCTTTCTCTTGCTGTAGCATCTTCTTCTCTTTGGCGTAGATTTCCATAGCTTCCTGCTCGACAGACTTGCTATTGATAATCTTCTTAAAGAGTGGCGGGTTCTCTGCTTGCTTCTTAGCTTCGTTAAAGTCGCTACAAGCACCGTACCACACACCAATCTGGCCTAGCGTATCTTCCACTTCTTTGCCAGCAGCCACCATAGCCTTAACCGTGTTGAAAGCCTTTGTCGCAATCGTTATGGCGGTAATCGGATCAATCATAAATAACTACCTCCTCAGGATTAACGTGTACTGGCTTGCAATAAGCGTGTACTGGTGTGTGATACTTCCTTAGTGTTCCCTGTATGGTCAACTCCTCTGCGTACCAACGGCATCGCTTTAGGTTTAACCAATAGCTAGTAGCCTCTGCATCAACCTTCCCGTCAATGAGGACGATCAATGCAAAGACTAGTTTCACTGCTTGGCTTTGCCGATGTTGACAGCAAGGATGTCCAGAAACTTATACAGCTTTCCAAGCATCTCATCGTCTTTAGGCGTAGGCGTCAACGCTGCGATAATTGAGGCAACGCTAATGACGGCAGTGGCAATGTTAGCAATGTAGATGATATCCATTACCAAGGAGTCCCAGCAACTACAGCAGGAGCCTTAGACTCTGCAATCTGTGCAGCGATAGAATCTTCAATAGCTGTTACACCTTCCTCGCCAATGCTGTCCTTCACCCAGCCAATAGCTTGAGCTTCTGTGATGTCTGCATAGGCTGTGTAGCCGTCAGCAGAGCTGTCAGGAGTAAAGCCACAAGTGCCATAGCTGCTGCCTGAGTGTGTTACAGCGTCATCACCAGAGCCTACTACTTCGCTGTCTGATGCGCGCCAATGAGCCACAACAACTCCGTCGTCAGTGT